CGTCTTGACCTCATGGGCCGTGTGCAGGATCTTGTAACCCAGCGCGACAATCAGATACAGCTCGACCATCTCGAGCACGCCATTCTTGCCATTCGCGCCCCCCATAAGCGATACTGGCTGACGTTCTGGCGCGCGAGCGTTAGGGGCCAATTGAGCGCGTTTCGACGCGCCTGCGGGGCGCACAAACCGCTTGCTGGTATTTTCGTAACACGGTAGAATCGTCTCATGACGATGTGTGGTGGCCCCGAGTGCTTGACGCTTATTGAGGCGCGCACTGGCAGGGGTCGCCCTTCACGGTTTTGCTCGTCGGCCTGCCGTCAGGCGGCGTACCGGATTCGCCGCGACTCCCACGTTTCCCTGCCGCTCGAGATGACTGAGCGAAGGGCGTGGACGCGGCGCGATGGTAAGCGACCGATTACCGCGAGTGGTCGCCAGGCGTCGTCAACGAACCGCTCGACATGGGCGGCGTTTGCTGACGTGGTGACAGGCGCTGGTGATGGGCTTGGCGTGATGATGGGCGACGGGCTTGGTTGCTACGACATCGACCACTGCCTAGATGGCGACACACTTTCACTCGATGCTCGCGCGGCCGTCGAGCAGATCACGGAACGCGTCATCTGGGTTGAGCGCTCAAAGTCGGGCCACGGCTTGCACATCTTCGTTGAGACCTACGCGACCAAGGGCTATCGGCGCAACGGCGTGGAGTTCTACCCGTGCTCGCGCTTCATTGCCGTCACGGGGGATCACTTCACCATCTAGGGCATCGGAGGGCTAATGAACCTCCTGGAAGCCTCTCGCACCAATAGCCGCCTGGACGCTTTGACCCAGTTGCGCGACATGCTGGCGAACCTCATCGACGCGACTGAGAACGCGCGTGACGTTGCCCCGCTTGCTCGCCAGTATCAGGACGTGCTCAAGCAGATCGATGAACTTGGCGGCGCATCCAAGCCGGAAGCAAAGGGGTCGCCTCTTGACGAACTCCAAGCTCGCCGGGCTGGTCGGAAGTCAAACGCCGCGAGTGGCGACGGTTCCGAAGGCGAAGTGGTCGCACGCTGATGATGCGGCGTTTCTGTCGACGTCGTATGGGTTGACGCCTGACCCGTGGCAGATGTTTTGCCTTGATGCGTTCCTGGGTGTTCGTAAGGATGGCCGCTGGTCGGCGTCTCGCTGCGGTCTCGCGGTGCCTCGCCAGAATGGCAAGAATGGCGTGCTCGAGATGGTCGAGCTGTATCTGATTGTCGCGCTGGGTTACAAGATCCTGCACACGGCCCATGAGGTCAAGACGGCGCGTAAGGCGTTCCTGCGGCTTATCGCTTTCTTTGAGAATGAGCGTGAGTATCCCGAACTGGCCGCGATGGTCAAGGAGATTCGCCGCACGAATGGTCAAGAGGCGATTGTCCTCACCAATGGTGGCTCGGTTGAGTTCATTGCTCGCTCTAAGGGTTCGGGTCGCGGCTTCACGGTTGACTGCATCGTTCTTGATGAGTGCCAAGAGTTGTCCGAAGAGGCAATGGCGGCGTTGCGTCCCACGATCTCGTCGGCACCCAAGGGTGACCCGAAGATCATCTTCACTGGCACGCCGCCGTCGCCCACGATGGATGGTGCGTACTGGCAGAGGATTCGGGCGCGCGGCCTTAAGGGCACCGATAAGCGCTTGGCGTGGGTTGAGTGGTCGGTTGATGGTGAAGTTGACCTTGATGACATTGCGAACGTGGTTGCTACGAACCCGTCGTATGGGATTCGGCTCAACCCGGAAGTGATCGCTGACGAGCGTGCCGATATGGACGACGTGACGTATGGGCGCGAGCGGCTTGGTATGTGGGACTCGGATGGTGATTTGCGGGTCATCTCGCAGGCGTTGTGGGATTCGCGCGCCACGACGACACCGGCGACGTCTGGCGGTGCGTTGGCGTTCTCTCTGGATGCTTCCCCGACGATGGATTATGTGTCCATTGCCGCCGCTCGCAAGGTTGGCGAGGTCACGCACGTTGAGGTTGTCGAGCATGGTTCGGCAAAGGCTGGCACTCAGTGGGTGCTTGATTTCTTTGCCGATCCGAAGCGTCGCCGCATTCCAGTGGTGATCGACTACTACTGCCCGCTGTCGTTCCTCGCGCCGGACTTGCAGAAGCTCGGCATCAAGGTCATCATCCCGCGCGCTGCTGAGTTCGCGGCTGACTGTGCCGCGTTTGTAAACGCCGCACAAGAGGGCCGGTTGACGCACTTCGATCAGATCCAGCTCAACAAGGCCGTGGCTGGCGCGTCGAAGCGGACGATCCTTGAGACCCAGTGGGCTTGGAATCGAAAGACCCACGACATAGACATTACGCCGCTTGTTGCGGCAACCCTGGCTCATGGTCATGTGCAGCGTATCCGCGCGACTGCTTCTGTTGGCCCTCGCCGTATCTACTGACCCGTGAAGGGGTGATCGTGGCCGCACCAGTGACCCCAGCGGAATGGCTGCCGATCCTTGAGGACCGGTTGACGAAGCGCCGCCCCGAGATTGACCGTTTGCGTTCTTACACGAATGGCAACGCGCCCCTGCCTGAGATGGGCCACAACCTTAAGGCGTCGTGGGACCGTTTTCAGAAGAAGGCGCGCACGAACTATGGCGGCCTGGCGATTAGTGCGGTTCTGTCGCGTTGTGTGCCGCAGGGTGTGACGGTTGCCGGCAATGATGCGGCTCAGGCGGCGGTGGAGCGTATCTGGCGTGACAACCGGGCGCGCATTCAGATCAAGCGTGCCATGTGGGATATGGATGCTTGCCGTGTCGGCTACCTGTTGGTGTCTGATGATGGCGGGCGTGCGGTGTTGTCGTCGCGCAAGCCGGAGTCGTTCATTGCTGCTGCTGACCCGTTGAAGCCGTGGAAGGCTCGCGCGTATCTGTCGATTTGGGATGACGCGGATGCGAAGATGCGCTACGCGTATGTGGGCGTGTTTGGTGAGGGTCAACTGTTTTCCCGCCCGCTTGACCCGAACGCGGTTGGTGTCCTGTCGTCGTGGATGCAGGATGGTGACTCTGACGCGTATGAGGGCGACCCGAAGGTGGTTATCCTCGAGCGCCCGGACGGCGTGGCCCTCGTGGAGCCGCACTTCGACCTCATCGACCGTATCAATCACGGCAAACTCAACCGCCTTGTGGTGACGGCGCTACAGGCGTTCCGCCAGCGTGCGCTCAAGCCGAAGGATGGCGGCGGGCTTCCCCAAGAGGACATTGACGGCAACCGCATCGACTGGGCGAAGGCTTTCGAGCCCGCACCCGGCGCACTGTGGGAACTTCCCGATGGCATTGAGGGCGTGTGGGAGTCGGAGCAGGTTGACATTCGCCCGTTGCTTGACGGTGAAAAGACTGACGCCCGCGACTTTGCCGCAGTGACGCGCATCCCCATTTCGGTGTTTACGCCGGAGGGTGCGAACCAGTCGGCTCAGGGTGCATCCGTGTCTCAGGATGGTTTGTATTCGCAGGCTGCTGAGGAAATCGAGACGGTTCGCCCTGGCGCCGATATGGCGTTCGTGTATGCGTTGCAGGTTGAGAAGGTGGACCTTGCTGGCGCGACCGTTGAGGTCCAGTGGGCACCCGTCGAGCTCGTGACGCTGGCTGAACGTTACGACGCGGCCACTAAGGCGAAGGCTGTTGGTCTGTCGATGCAGACTATTCGCCGCGACATTCTTGGTATGACGCCCACGGAGATAGCGGCCGACGATTTGGCCTCAGCGGACGACGCGCTGACGGCGGCGATGGCGGCCCCAAGTGTTGCAACCCCGTGAGCGTGCGGCGGTAGTTCGTGCCCATGATGCGGCGGTGTTGCGCGTCAAGACGGTCACCACGGATGCGTTGGTTGAGGCGTGGAATAACCTGCCCGACCATCGTGACGTCAACGTTGAGCGGTTTGCTGCACAGGCTGCGGCAAGGGTCCAGGCAGCGACGAAGCGCACGGCGAACCTGACCGATGCGTTTGTGACGCGCGTGCTCGCTGATGGTGTGGCTAGTCCAGGAATCGTGGACACGTCGGCGATGCGTCCTGGCGTGACGGCGCAAGAGGAATACATGCGTCCGGCGAAAACGCTGTGGACGGCGCTTGGCAATGGCTCTGCGTATGACGTGGCGGTTGCTGAGGGTGCGACTCGTCTGGCCGGCCTGATTGCCACTGATGTTCAGCTCGCTAAGACTCGCCAGTTTGCCGCATCCACCGAGGGTCGCAAGTCGGCATCGGGTGGCTTTCGGCGCTACGTGACGGGCCGAGAGAACTGTGCGCTTTGCCTGATCGCGTCGACGCAGCGGTATCGCCGTGGCGACCTGATGCCCATTCACCCCGGCTGCGACTGTGGCGTTGAGCCCCTGCGTGATGGTGAGAACGTCGGCCAAGTCATCGACCCGGCGCGACTCGAGGCCACGCAGAACTGGATCGAGTCCGCAGTGGGTGGGTCTGACCGCTCGGCCCGCGATCTCGGCTTTGGCAAAACCGTCGAGTACAACACGACCGGATCTGACGCTGCGGGCAACACGCGCTTCTCGCGCAACGTCCGTAGCGCCGACTACACCGACCTGATCGCCGTGCAAGAGCACGGGGAGTACGGCCCAACTCTCTCTTGGCGTCAGCACTCATTTACGAGCGCTGACGACCTGTAAGCCACCGCCGAGACGGCGGGAAGTATCACCTACCCGAGATGGGATGCACCATGACTGTGCCTGTTGAGACCACCCTGGCTCCCACTGCTACCGCAGCGCCGGAACCTACGCCCGCAACGTCTACCGAGACGGAACCGACGTTCGAGCAACTGCCCGCCGATCACCCCTTGCTCAGGGCATTGCACGCCGAGCGCGCCGCTGCGAAGGCAGCAAAGGCAGAAGCCGCCACCCTGGCGGACAAGGCCAAGCGACTCGACGCCATCGAGGAAGCAAGCAAGAGCGAGCTCGAGAAGGCCATTGCACGCGCAGACGCAGCCGAGAAGGCCCGCGCCGACGCCGAGAAGGCCGCAATCAAGGCTCGCATCGCCGGTGCGTCCAACGTTCCCGAGAGGTTCCTCGCGGGCGACACGGAGGCGGATATTCAGGCGTCGGCAGACGAGTTCAACGCGTGGCTCACCGCAGCCAAGGCAACCACCCCCGGAGCGGCCCCGGCAACCAAGCAAGGGCTTGACGGCGACGGCGCAGGTGCGGTCGATATCGACGCGCAGATCGCCGCCGCACAGAAGGCCGGGGATATCAACCTCGCAATGCGCCTCACCACCTCCAAGTTGGCGGCGCTCACACCCTCCACAAACTAGGAGTAACCCATGTCCGGCATTACCGGTCTCGGAACCACTTACAACCTTCCCAACTACACGGGCATTCTCTTTGGGCTCACCCCCGCAGAGACCCCGTTCTTCTCCGCCATCGGCGGACTCTCTGGCGGTCGCCAGTCCACCTCGACTGAGTTCGAGTGGGAGACCTACGACCTCCGCAGCCCCTCGCAGCCCGCGAACCTGGAAGGCGCCACCGCGCCGACCGCTCAGGAGCGCGTGCGCGGGAACGTGACCAACGTTGTCCAGATCCACCAGGAGAAGGTTTCGGTCTCGTACTCGAAGCTCGCCGCTGTTGGGCAGAAGGCTGGTAGCAACAACGACCAGGCCAACCCCATTGCGAACGAACTCGACTGGCAGGTTCGCCAGATGCTCACGCAGATGGTGCGCGACGTCGAGTATTCGTTCATCAACGGCTCGTACCAGAAGCCCGCTGACAACTCGACCGCGCGCAAGACTCGTGGCATCATCGGTGCGATCACGACCAACACGTCTGACGTGAAGGGTGCCGCGCTTCCCACCGTGACGGCCTCGAACGCTGGTGATGTGGTCAACTCGACCGCGCACGGTCTGAACAACGGCGATTCGGTTGTCTTCACTGCCCTCACGGGTGGCGCTGGCCTTGAGGTTGGCGTGCCGTACTACGTGGTCAACAAGGCGACCAACACCTTCCAGGTAGCGCTCTCCAAGGGTGGCGCAGCGGTTGTCATCACGTCCGACGCGAGCGCGGCTACCGCGTACAAGTTGACGGCGCTCACCAAGGGCTTTGTGGATGACCTGCTCCAGCAGGTTTACGACAACGGTGGTATTGCCGACTCTGGCGCGGCAACGCTGATCTGCAACTCTTCGCAGAAGCGTGCGCTCACCTCGGTCTACGCCGACTCGTATGGCAAGTACACGGAGACCAGCCGCAACGTTGGTGGCGTGAACCTGACCACCCTCGAGACGGACTTTGGCGTGCTGAACATCATGCTGAACCGTTACGTCCCGAAGCACCAGATCATCGTGGCGTCACTTGACCAGTGCTTCCCGGTGTTCCTTGAGACCCCCGGCAAGGGGCACTTCTTCGCTGAGCCGCTTGCTAAGACTGGCGCGTCTGATGACGTCCAGCTCTACGGCGAGGTCGGTCTGGCGTATGGCTCCGAGCGGTCGCACGGCCTGCTCTCGGGCCTCGCGCTCTAGTCCCTAACAACTCAACAGGAGGTGAGACTGTGGCCGTAGTCCAACTTGCGTCTGCCGCTGATGTGGCAACCGCTCTCGGTCGCAGTCTCACCCCTCCTGAACTGTTGAGGGTTGGCCCGATTTT